GCAAATCCTAATAGTCCACATTACACAGAAGCTCTATCATTAGTTCAATGGGCACATAAGCAATGGGAAGTAGCTGTAACAAACATAAATGAAAATAGTAATATTGAAGAAATAATAAATTCACTAGAAATTTATATTTAATGAATTGGATTAAAATAGAAAATAGATCTTCTTGGATTATAGATATACCAACATATCATCCAGATTCTTCTAATTATATTACTTTCTGGAAAGAACAGAAAAGAAGATGTATAGAAGGATTTTGGAATAAAGATTTTGATGGTTATAGATTTATGCCTAATAATTTATATTTCTATATTAACTTTTGTAGAATATTAGATTTAGATGAAGAAACTAAATCTAGAAAAAGTATTAGACCATTATTAAGAGATTTAGAATGGGAAATGGCTTATTTAATTCTTGAAGCAAGAGGTTTTTCAGGATGGTTAAATGATGAAGAATATACTAGTGATCTAAGAGTAAAAGAACTAGAAAAAGATCCTTCTAAAAAAATAAGATGGTCTAGTGTAAAAGAAAAGAATAATTGTTTTAAATCTGATGGTACTTTAAAAAAATATATATCAGCAAGAGATAATATAAGAAAATTGCATGATAGTCCAAAAGGAGCACCTCTATTTAGTAATGATGCTAAGAATGTTATGATTTTTGGTGCTCGTGGTGGTGGTAAATCTTATTTTGTAGGTATAGGTGTTGTATTACATGAAATAGTATTTGATGGTGCTAAATATTACACAGAAGAAAGTATTTTAAAACCTAATGAAGTTCACTGTAATATAGGTTCATGGGAGTCTAATAAGTCATCAGAGTTATGTGAGAAGGTTGAATTATGTATGAATGCTTTTGCAGTAGATCAGGAATTAGGAGTATGGGGAGATGAATCATCTGATGATCATACACCAATGCCTTTTTATAAATCTATGTCTGGTACATTAGCACCTAATAATAGTAAATCTCCTTGGGCACATACATATCAACAAAAGATTAATGATAAATGGGTTAAGAAAGGAACTAAATCTAAAATTGTTCATACAGTATATAAAGATAATTCAACAGCAGCTGCTGGGGGAAGATATACTCTAATGGTTGTAGAAGAATGTGGATTACATTCTGAATTAACTTTAACTCATAATAGTAATATTGGTTGTACACAAAGAGATAAAACTAAATTTGGTACAATGATTTATATAGGAACATCAGGTGACATTGAGAAAGTAAGAGAGTCACGTAAGATGTTTATGGATCCTGAATCATATGATATAGTATCATATGAAAATACATATGAAGGAGGTGGAGGAAAAATAGGATTTTTTATACCTGCTTATTATGCAGCTACAGGATTCAAAGATGATAATGGTAACACTGATGTTGAATCAGCAATAGAGTATTATTTAGAAAGAAGAAAGAAGGCTAGGGAATCTAGAGATCCTGCTAACTATGAAGGTGAATTAATGAATTACCCAATTAAACCTTCTGAAATGTTCTTAACTAAAAAAGGTAATATTTTACCTATTGGAGAATTAGAACAACAAAGAGCAGATTTAATCTCAGATAATTATAGATTTAAATATCATATTGTAGGTGAATTATTTTTTGATAGTAAATCAGAAAGAGGAATTAGATTTAAACCAGATTTAGAGAATAAATTAAAACCTATATATGAATATCCTACACCAAAAAATCAAGATACAGAAGGAGCTTTAATAGTATATGAACCTCCTATAGAAGATTTTATAAATGGTAAAATAGTTGTGCCTAATATTTATGTTATAGGACATGACCCTGTCAATGCTGACACACAAGGAGAAGGATTATCATTATCTTCATTTCATGTGCTTAAAATGCCCTTAGATTCAAAAAAATACGGAGGTAATGAACTAGTAGCTTCTTATATAGGAAGACCTTATATGGGAAGAGATGAAGTTAATGAAATGATAGAAAAGGTTGCTATGTGGTATGGTAATTACCCTAGAATGATTAATTTCGAAAGAGGCGGTAATATTAAAGAATATTTTGAAAAGAAGAATAAATTACATCTTCTTATGACTCAACCTACCACAGTAATGAGTTATAAATCACAAGGAGGTAGTTCAAGAATTTTACTATATGGAACTCCTGTTACAAGTTATGAACAAAAATTTGAAGCAATAAAATATTTAAGAGATTGGTTATTAGAAATTAAAGGAGAAACTCAAGATGGAAGAATAATAAGAAATCTAAATATGATTAGAGATCAAAGATTATTAGAAGAAATGATTGCATTTGATTTTGAAGGTAACTATGACTCAGTACTTGCTTTTGCTGAATGTATAATTGCATTAAAAGAAAAATATAATCAATTTAAAAATGAAATTATAAATGAAACTAAAATGAATGATGATATACTTTCATTTCTAAATAAATCAATTACAAATAAATACAAATTTAAAAACTACTAAATGTCACAATTAAGTGTAATATTACCTCAACAGAGGAAAACATATAAAGAGAAGAAAAAGGATAACTTCAAATGGGCAAAAGAATGTTTAGATGCTATTGCTGTTAGAATGTACCAATATAGTTCTGATGGTAATAAATATCATACAGATGTTCAAAGAAAACTAACAAATTATAGGTTATATAACAATGAATTAGATCAAGCTGATTTTGAAAAAGATTGTAATCCTTTTGGATTAACAGCTGAAGAATTTAAAGATAATATACAACCTTATAATAAATTACCAAATAAAATTAATGTTTTATTAGGTGAAGAATTAAAAAGACCTTTCAATTTAAGAGCTTATTTAGTAAATGACCAAGCTGTTAATGCTTATACTAGAAAGAAAAAAGAAATACAAAAACAATATGTTCAACAAAAGTTAGATGAAGAAATATTAAAATATAAACAAAAAATTGCTGAACAATTAGGAGATCCTCAATCTCAAGAAGAAGCAGAAAAAATTCAACAAGAGTTAGAACAAAAAGCTGCTAAAATATTATCACCTGAACAGATAGAAAAGTATATGTCTACTGAATGGAGAGATGGTGTTGAGATTATGATGGATCAACTTCTTCAATGGTTTAACAAAAAACTAAAGATTAAACAAAAGAAAAATGATGGTTTTAAACATGCTTGTATTTCTGGTGAAGAACATGCATGGGTAGGTATTATTAATGGTGAGCCTGTTATAGAATTATTAAATCCTATTAAAGTCTTTTATCATAAATCTTCTGAAGTAGAATATGTACAAGATGGTTTCTATGCAGGATATAGAACTAAAATGACTCCTTCTGATATTTTAGATAGATATGGAGAAGATTTATCTGATGAAGATAAAGATAAAATAGATGCTATTCAATCAAGTACAGCTAACATATATGGTATCACTGATAATATAATTAATAAAGAAATTAATCTTGAAGGTTTAAATAAATCTCTTGAATGGAGAATGACTAAAGGAGCATCAGGATTACAAATGATAGGTTCTTATGGACCATCTACATTAAATGATATTGATGTAGTACATACTGAATGGAAGAGTCAAAGAAAATATGGATTTTTAACTTATTTTGATATAGATGGTGAAGAACAAGAAATGCTTGTAGATGAAACATTTAAAATACCTGAAAATGCTACAAAAGTAAAATACAGAGATAAGTTTGGTAATAACAAACTAAAATATGTATGGATTGATAATGAATCACCTAAAGAATTAGAATGGACATGGTTGCCTGAAGTATGGGAAGGAACAAGATTAGGAGGTGATATATATGTAAATATGCGTCCTAAACCATACCAATCTAGAAGTTTATACAATCCATTTAAAGTTAAATTAGGTTATCATGGTATGGTTTATAATGCTATGAATGCACCAAATGTATCATTATTTGACAGAGGTAAACCTTTTCAATACTTATTTTTCATTATAATGCATAAAATGAAAGAAGTAATTGCTAAAGATATGCCACCTTTAACAATGATTGATATGTCAATGATTCCTAAGACATTATCAAATGAACAATGGTTATATTATTATAAACAAGGTTTAGGATTTTATGATCCTAATCAAAATAATGAAGGTAATCCTTCTCAAATGTCAGGACAAAAAGGACCAGCATTTGAAGTTAACAGAAGTGCAATGCAACATGTTAATAATTATATTGAAATATTATCATGGTTAGATAATCAGATTAATCAGGTAATGGGTGTATCTACACAAAGAGAAGTAGGAGCTTCTGCAAATGAAGCTGTTACAAATGCTCAACAAGCAATTACTCAAAGTAGTCATATTACAGAAATATTATTTCAATCTCATAATAATCTATGGGAACAAATATTAACAAGTTTAATTGAAACAGCTCAACTTTGTTACAAAGATGACATTAAAAAAATGCCAGTAATTTTAGATGATTTGTCTAGATCAATTATTGAATTAAAATCTGAAGACTTCAGTAATGCTGAATTAGGAGTATTTATTACAGATGATCCTAGTGATGCTCAAAATCTAAAAGATATACGTCAAATGGCAATTTCTTTTGCTCAAAATGGAGGTACAATCTCAGATATGGCTAAATTGTACAGATCTACATCAATGGAATCTTTACAAAGAGAATTTGAAGCTATTGAAAAAGCAAGACAGAGAGCATTAGAAGCGCAAGAACAAGCTAAACTTGAGAATGATGAAAAAATAGCTGCTATGCAAATAGAAGCTCAAGATAGACAACATGACTATAGAATTTCTGAAATAGATAGAAAAGGAATGTGGGATTTGAAAAAAGCTGAATTAACTGCTCTTGGAATGGATGAAGGAGAAGATAGTCCAGATATTATGGAACAATCTAAATTAATGTTTGAGGAAGCTAAATTTAATATGGAATTACAGGATAAAAATGCTGATAGAGTAGCTAATCAAATAAATGATGATAAGAGAATGCAACATGAAAAAGAAATGCAGGAAAAAGAGTTAAAAGATAATGAAAAAGAAAGAGAAAACAAATTAAAAGTGGCAAAATCTAAACCAAAACCAAAACCTGCTGCTAAAAAGTAAAGAAAATTGTTAAAATTGAAAATTAAAAGTGCCTTTTTGTATAATACAAGTGTATGAAATTAGGTTGTAAGATTAAAAAAAATATATTATATTTGTAAAATTATATGAATACAGAAAATATAGAATTGTTTGATGATGCTGATTTAGTTGATATTTCAGCTTTTACACAAACAGAAACAGAAAAAAACGAAAGAAAAGAAGAAAAGAAAGAACCTATTAAATCTCTTAATGTAAATGATGTAATTGAGAAAAAGCAATTAACAGAAACTAAAGAAGAGGATGAAGAGGAAGATGAAGAAATTATAGAAGATGAAATAAAGGATGATTCTGATAATGAACCTTCAGAAGAAGAAAAAGAATTACTTGAAAAAGTACAATCATTAAAAGAATTAGGTGCTTTATTTCTACCAGATGACTACGAAATTGAAAATTTAGAGAAAGCTCTGGAAGATTCTAATAATTATAGAAATCAAGTAGCAGTAAATACAGTGTTTAATCAACTTCCTGATGTAGAAATACCAGGATTAGGTAATGCTAAAGATTTATTTGCTTATATGTTTGAACATGGTGGAACTGATCTAGAAAAATTTAAGACAACTTTTGGTAACAGCGCTTTTAATCCTACTAGTTACAACCTTGAAAAAGAAGAAGATAGGAGAAAAATTCTTGAAACTTACTATTCTAAAAAAGGTTTTAATGAAGTTAAAACTAAAAAATTAGTTGATAAACTCTTTGATGATTTCGAAGATGAAACTGAAGCTGCAGAAGCTTTAGGTGAACTAGTTAAATTAGACGCTCAAGAAAAACAAAGTCATTTAAAAGAACTAGAACAAGAAAAGTTAAAGAAAGAAGAATTAGCTAAACAAGAATATAATAATCAAATACAATTATTACAAAGTAATAATGTTATTGGAGGTTATCCAATAAGTAAAGAAGAAAAAACTAAAGTTTTAAATTCTTTATATACTAAAGTGAATGTAGGAGGTAAAGAAATGACTGACTTTGATTATAGATTAAATGGTCTTGTGTTAAGAAATCCAGAGTTAACTTTAGCCTTATCAGCTTTTTTAAATACTCTTTCTCAAAATACAGATGGTAAAGTATTCTTTGATTTATCAAAGTTTGAAAGAATGGAAAATACCAAAGTTACAAAAAATTTAAAAAACACCATTGATAAAGCATTATCTGGTAAAAAGAAACTCGCCTCAAGTTTAGGCGATGTTAATCCAAAATCCAAGGGATTATCTTGGGATAATATGGTAGATTATTCTGATTTACTATAAACCCAAACAATCATAAATATTTAATAATTAAAACTAAAAACAAATGATTTTTAACAACACATCAGCCATCATGACACGTAAGTATGATGCTATTGGAGGAAAATTCTATGACTCAGATATGTTAGTTCAAGCCTATGATATGGGTAAGCCACACGTATTTGATAAAGTTATGGGACAACTTTTTAGCTCTACTGATATGTTTAATGGCAAACCACTCTTAGGTATGACTATGGCTAAGGGTAAAATGGTAGAAATTGACAATGAAATCTACCGTTGGAAACTTTTAGGTGCTCAAGAAAAAGCACTACGCTCAGTAGAAGTAATGGATGGTATTACTTCAAGTTCAACACCTGGTATTAACCAAACTACATTCAGAATTAAATTGGATGAAGGTTGGTATTCTTATCCAGATGTAATTGAACCAGAACATGATGACTACAAACTTGAAGTTCTTGAAGGACCTTTTCCTGATGGAAATGGCTACGTATATGTAGTAAAACTTCAAACAGATAATTATGCTAAATTCTTACCTCCTTCATTACTTGATCCAGGTAAAGAATTTACTAAAGTATGGACTTCTGTAGTTTCTGAATTTAATCAAAATTTTGGTGGATTCCAATTTGGAACTTCATTTGAACTTGAGTGTCAAGTAGGTGCATTCGCAAATGAATATACTGTAACTGACAAAGCATTTAGAGAAGACAATCGTATGTTAGGTATTCCAGTACCTTTCAGAGATCCTTCAAGTGGTAAAGTTGTAACTTCTGAAAAGTTTATGCCTGTGGCACAAGCTAAACTAGAAGATCAACTATATCGTGATATGGAATATGCAATGTGGAAAGGAGAAAAAACCACATCTGTAGATCCTACTAATGGTAGAATGAAGAAAACAGGTCCTGGTATTAGACAACAACTTCGTGATGGTCAAACTCAGTACTACAATGGTGCTTTGACTGAATCAATGTTGTATGACTATTTGGATGCAATCTTCTTCTCTCGTGTATCTCAAGGTAATCGTAAGATTACAGCAATGACAGGTTCTATGGGAGCTGTAGCTTTCCATAATCTACTTGCTACAAGTGCTTCTAGCTTCTTGACTGTTGATACTAACTATATTCAGCGTGTAGGTAGTAAGAGTGCTGCTAGACATCTTTCTTATGGTGCTCAATTTGTACACTATCAAGGATTAAATGGTATAGAAGTTGATTTAGTAATCAATCCTCTGTATGATAGCACATTATTCTGTAAGAGAACTCACCCTGTTTATACTAATAAACCACTTGATTCTTGGAGAATGACTTTCCTTGACTTTGGTGAAAGTGATGGTGAAGATAATATCACTATGTTGTCTGTGAAAGACACTCGTAGATATGGTTATCTCGAAGGAACAATTAATTACAAAGGTCAACCTATTAAAGGAGGTCCAGTAACAGCTAAAGTAGCTGGTGTAGAATACTTCTCTGAAGGAACTGCAGGTATCTGGATTAAGGATGTATCACGTTGTGGTGAACTTATCTTTGATGTTGAGGCTTAATGAAAATAATAAGGAGGGTTTATTCAGCCCTCCTTTTAAAAATAAAAGCTCTGAATAGTTAAAATAAAATATGGAATTACCAAAAGGTAGTGTTTATGTATACAAAATACCTAAACCTACAGCAACAAAAATTTCTGAGATTATCAATGGTAAGAATCAGAAAAGATTAAATCAAACAAAAATAACAAGAGGAATATCCGAAAGATTTCAACCTTTAATTTCTTCTAAAACTAGAAGATTATCTACAGGTTTAGATGTGGAAGTTGATAATCCTTATAAAGGAGAACAGATAGCTGATCCTGATTTTCAATTTTTAGCTCACCAAGATAAAGTAATGTTACAATATCTATTAGAGTATAAATTTAATAGAAAAAAAGGAGAACTTCATAGTGAACCAGCAGATCCTACTCAAAAGAAATATTTAGAAAATCCTAGTTTTTTTCAAACATTTGTTTATCATCTAAATGACGGAGTTACAATATTAGATCTAACAAACTTTAATAATCTTTTAGCTTATTATTGTATGCTCGCTTCAAAGAAATTTGCAAACTCTAAAAAGGAATATGAATCTGGTAAATTTCCAGAAGCAGATTATTACTTAGCAACAGTTGATGAAGGTGATTTTGAGAAATTTACTAAGAAACAAGTAAAAGATAGAGCTAAAGCTGAACTTACAATGGGTGTAATAGCAGATAGTGAAACACAGAAAAAATTTGTTAGATTACTATTACCTAATGCTGGTAAAGGAAAATTAACAGATGCTCAATGTTACAATTTATTATCTGAAGCTATTGATACTAATGAAAGATACAAAGATGGAGAAGAATTTATTGTTAAATATAATAAATTAATAAATCTATTAAAAGATGCTCCAGGTAAAGCTAGATTTAATGCTCTGGTTATCTTACAAGAAGGTTTAAATTCATTTGTATTATCAGAAAAAGCTGGAACATATACATGGTTAGCTAAAGATATTATAATTGGAGCTTCTAAAGAGAAAGCTGTAGAATTTATTCTAGACCCTAATAAAGGAGATTTAGTCGAAGAACTTCAAGAACAAATTATAGCAAGAAAAGCTAAATACGAATTAATATAATATGAATGTTAATGAACTTCATTATTCATTTAAAATAAAAGCTGATAAAGTAGATTCTTTAAAAACAAGGAATTTACTACCTGCTGAAATTGATTGGATAATAAATGAATCTATACAACAATTTACTGATAATAAATATCAAGATTTTGAAAGTATTCAAGATTTGATAGATCAATTGAGTTCATTAACTATAAAATCACCAACTAGTTTACAACCTCCTGTACCTGTTACAGTAGTTGAACCTGGTGTTTATGAAATGAAGTTGGAAGATTTAGAATATCCATATTTACATTTGATTAGATTAAGAGCTAAATGTTCTAAAGAAGGTTGTGTAGATAAAGTAATAAATGGTAGAGAAATCTCACATGATGAAGCAAACAAAGTTTTGTTATCACCATTTGAAGGACCTAGTTACACTTGGTTAAATCTACCTTTCTTATTTGGTAAATCATCCACAAATGGAAGTTCTATATATCTTTGTACAAAAAATGATTTTGAAATTGAAGAAGTTTATCCAGAGTATATAAAAATACCAGAAAAGATATTCTTTGGAGGTTATAATTCTTTAGATGGTCAATATGTATCTTCTGATCCTCAAGTAACTACAGATTTACCTGAAGGTTTTCATAGAAGAATAGTTGATATAGCAGTTGCTGAAACATATAGAAATTTTAATTCAGAAAATTTTCAATTAAAATATCAAAAAATTTTGAATCAATAATTATTAACAAAACAAAACAAAACAAACAATGAACAATTTAAAAGGCACAAAACGCGCAGTAGAAAAAGTTCTCGTTGTAAAGGGTAATGAAACCCTTCCTACAGACGGTACAGCACTTACAGGCTCTGGCGGAGTAGTAAATCTTAATGATGGTCAAATTGGTTTATTAGATGTAACTCCTGGTTCAGGAACATTTAATACCTTTTTCAACAACGCAAGCTCATTTACTTTTGAGCAAATTCCTGTAATGAAAGTAGTACAAGGAACTAATAAGTCTAGTGATCCAGGTTCCGCACAAGTTCCTTTCACAAAAAGACCTTATGAAGCTTCTTTGGATATTACAGGAAAACAAGTTATTTCTTATACAGGTAAAGCTTATGCTTCTCCTAAAAGAAGTGCAAGTGTATTAGCAATTCCAGCTTCTCCACTTGAATTATCTTTATATTCTGTATACTTAGGTTTCAGAGGTCGTAGAGTAGCAGAATTTGATGCAGGTATTCAAGCAGTAGTTAAAAAGAAAGTAGAAGTAACTACTGGTGAATATTCTACTCTTAGTTTATCTAGTGATCAAGATGATCTTACAACTAGATTAGCTTATCAGATTAATATGAATTCCATCCAATTCGCACCATATTTTGGTAACTTTGGTGGTAACTGGAAAGTATTAGCTTTTGCAGTTGACGTATCTGGTGGCTCAGGAACTGCTATCTCAGCTATTACTGCTGGTACTGCTGTTCCAACAATTGTAACAAGTTCAGGAACTAAAAGTGTAAACTTTGATGCTGAATTAGTAGCAACTTTAGCAGATATAGTAGCTAATACAGCTCTTACAACTTCATCTACAATTGAAGTAATTGATCCTTCTGCTTATGGTGCTGGAACTGCAGATTATCTTATGATAATTGCAATGAACGAATCTACAGCTTTTGTAGACCGTGATCCAACCACTAAAATTAGAATTGATGCAGGTGCTGGTGATCAATTTGAAGATAGCAATATTAACTTTGTTGTAGGTTGCAATCCATTTGAAGGTCAAGGTACTTATCGTCAGTGGAAAATTTACTGGGATAATACTAATGGTCAAAGAAGTTATTCTCAAAACCGTGATTTGTATCCAGTAATTGTATATCCAACTTCACTTGTTGAAGATGAAACTTATGGTGCAATTATAATTGAACATTATCATCAGACACAAGTACAATTAACAGGAAATTCTATTAGTCCTAATAAGACAATAGTTCTTGTTCCAAACTCAGGTTCTGGTAAAGCTGCTATTCTTGACGCATTCAATGATTGGTTAGCTCCTGCTTTCCCTGCAGTGACAATCTAATATATAGGGGTAGAGATACCCCTTTATATATTTTTTAAAAATTAAAAAAAAAATTAAAATGCCACTAATTAAAACAAAACAACCTGTAGATTTTACACAATATACAGCAGTTACAGTAGCTAATACTACTAGTGAAACAACTTTAGTAAGTACTGGTGAAGGAGCATTAACTATTCAAAAAAATAGTTTTGCAGCTGGTAAAACATTTAAAGTAAAAGCAATGGGTTTTTATAGTACTACAGGTACTCCTACTATTACTTTCAAATTTAAAGCTGGTTCAACTGTATTAGTAAATTCAGGTGCTCTTGCAACATCTAATGATACATCAAATGCTGGATTTTCTTTTGAAGCTTTAGTAACTGTATATAGTGTAGGTGCTTCTGGTACAACTTATGGACAAGGAGTATGTATTCAAGATAATCTAGCTCCTCAGTTAGCTACTAATACATCAACTGTAACTTTAGATACAACTGTTAATCAAGCTTTGAATTTAACAGTAACTTGGAGTGCTGCTTCTGCATCTAACACTATCACACTTACTAATCTAGTAATTGAAGAATTAAACTAATTAATGGGGTGGAAACACCCCTTTATTTGCCTTTTTAGCTCAATTGGAAGAGCAGTGGTCTATTGACTTCTGGTTATAGGTTCGAATCCTATAGAAGGCTCTAAATATAAAATAAATGGATAATTTTATTCCTAAAAATTTAATAAAATATAATATTAATAAACCTATAAGTTTAGTTGGATTACCATTTAAAGGTAATATTTTATGTAATAATATTATAAAAACTATTAAAGAACAACAGTTTTTAGAACTAATTAATGGAAGTAAATTAGAATTTCCTGCTAACGAACAAGACGTTTATGAAAACATAGCTGCTATTTCAGATATTGACGGTGCTGTGAATGAGGTTTACAACATAAACGGTGGAAGATTCTTTTTTACACACGATTTTGCTACGTCACCTCTAAATTCAGGCAACAGCATATTGTATAACTATATCCCAGAAGGAGCAAGGGTTGTAAATATCACTACGTTTGGCAATGCCACGGGTGGTGCAGGAGCGCAGCTTGCCTTTGGGATAGAGTCTGATGCGCCAAACCTTTTACCTGCTGCTGTTCTTGCTACCGTAAACGCAGGTCAGACATACAGTAACATATCCACCGCAGCCACAGCAAACAGAAGTTTACAGATAGCTGCATCGGTAGCTAACGTAACAGGTGGCAGTGTAACTGTAAAAGTAGAATTTGTTTTATAAAATAATAATTATATAAATGGCACTACAATTAAAATTTACAGTAGAAAATGGAGATGATTGTAAATCTATTATCTTTACTGAAACTACTGGAGTTTATAATAATCCAAATAATTTAACTGGCTGGGGAAGTCCAAATGCAGCTATTGTTGATGTTAATACTGCTGTATTAAGTATAGAAAATCTAACTACAATTACAACATATGATGATATAACAATTACTCCTAGTTCTTCTAATGGTGAAACTACAATAACAACAGAAGACTTAGAAATAGCAGGAGTATCTATAGGTGATGTTACATTACCTGATGGATTATATCAATTTACTTATACTGTAACGATGGATAATGATACAGTATATGAACAAGAGGTATTATCTGTTTTTCTGTGTGAAAGCTGTTGTAAAATAAAAAAATTAGCAGCAAATGTAGATGTAGATTGTGGTTGTTGTACAGATGATTGTGCCGAAGACTTGTGGAAATTTCTAGAAGCTCATACTTTATATAAAGCAATTTTATGGAGTGGTGCTTGTGGTTCAACAAGTAAAATTAATGATAATATTGAGAACTTACAAGATTTTTTAATTAATATAGACTGTAAAAATTGTTAAATGTGTAAAAATTGTTCAAACGTAACATTACCACAAGGTAATACAGGTGCAACAGGTCCTGCGGGTCCTGCAGGTACAAATGGAACTAATGGATTAGATGGAGCTGCTTTATTAGGTACTAAATTTAATAGACCTTCTACATCAGCCTTAACATTATCTGAAATTACAAATATTCCTATAGATGTATCTGCAGTATTCGCTGAAGCTGGAGATGCTATTGAATATGAAATAGCATTTAGCTATAATTATGTATCAGGAACTCATGGAGGTAGTGTTCAATTATCATTAGAAGATGGTATTAATAGTGTTGGTGTTTTAGGTTCACCAGCAGCAGTAGGTTCAGGTTTACAATCTTGTTTAATTTCAGGAACTATTGTTAGAGTAAGTGATTCAGCAATAAATCACAATTACACAATATCTCAACTTGCAAGTACTCAATATAGTTCTCCTATTAATACAATAGGAGGTGCACCAAAAAGTGTTAATTATGTTACAGTAACAAATCCTGGTACTATTGATAATACTTCAGCTAATTTAAAATTATCAGCTAAAGGTATTTTGAATGCTGGTACTAATAACATAAAAGTAGAATTTTTTAAAGTTAAAGCAATAAAATTATTATAATGGCATATATAGAAAGTACATATAATATAGCACTTACATCAGGTGGTGGAACAATAAATTTACCTGTTACTGATCCTTATGGAGATTATAATATAACTGGTTCAGCTACTTTAGCAGCTTCTTATGTTATACAAGCCTCTGGTACTCCTGTAACCAATACCACATTTATTTTCAATTATGAAGCTTCAATGGTATTAAATGGTAATACATTAACTATATTTGGATTATCATTAGATGATTCACAAGCTTTACAATCATGTTTTATTATAAGTAAATATGATGGTTCAGCATGGGATACTCAAATACAACCAGATTTTGAAAATGATGATGTAATTGAAACTAGACACATAATTGATGATGCAGTTGATAAAGATAAAATAGCTGCGGATGTAGCAGGTAGTGGTTTAGGACAAAATGCAGATGGTAGTTTAGAAGTAAAAGTAGATTCTTCTACTATTGAAATAGCTACAGATACATTAAGAATCAAAGATGATGGAGTTACCAATGCTAAATTAGCTGAAATGACTTCATATACATTAAAAGGCAATAATACAGGTTCAACAGCTAATCCTCAAGATATAGCAATATCTACATTATTAAATTCTAATGCTTGGAAAATAAATGGTAATTCAGGAATAACTCCAGGAACACATTTTATTGGAACAACAGATGCACAAGAATTAATAATTAAAGTAAATAATATTGAGTATGGTAAACCAATAGATTTATCTTTAGGTAATGTTACATACGGAACTAAATTAGTAAATGTTACTACAGGAGATTACAATACAGCTATAGGTTTAACTAGTTTAGCTAATGTAAATACAGGATATAATAATACAGCTATAGGACATGATGCTTTAACTGAGAATGTTATAGGAAATCAAAATACAGCTGTAGGAAATGGAAGTTTACAATATGTAGAAGGCGATTCTAATACTGGTATTGGTGATAGAGCAGGTATTGGTATAATTGGAGGTAGTAAAAATACTATGATAGGTGCTGAAACTGAAGTTTCAAGTAACACAGCAACTAATAGAATTGCATTAGGTTATGGAGCAGAAGCTACATCAAATTATCAATTTGCTATACCTGATGATGTAACAACAATTAAATTTAAAGGAATAGTATATACATTACCTACTACAAATGGAGCAGGAGTTTTAACAAATGATGGAAGTGGAAATCTTACATGGGCATAATATTTAATAAACAATAAAAACAAACAAAAATGGCAATTAAAGCATTATATTTAGATGAAAGAGTATTAGTAAATGGTAAAGCTAATTATCAAAAAAATGACAATTCTTTAAATCTTAAAGAATATGTTGAAGATATTCTTGCAGATGGAGCAGAAGCACAAACTGCAGCTTTAACAGATATTACTTTTACAGCACCTGGTACTCCAGATTATGTAATTCAAGATCTAGTGAATAGTAACGCATATGGTTTTGTTACAAAAGATGAAGGTAATACTGTATTATCAGTAATTAAAAATTTACAAGATAGAGTATCTGAATTAGAAACTCGTCTTGAAACTTTAGGAATAGTAGCTTAATATGACTCAAGAATGTTTAAGAACATGGTGTACTGATTTTGCTTGCAAGATTAGTACACTATCTCTTACTTACAAGCAATCACTAGACATTGGTTCAAATTGTTCAGATGTATATCTAATGCAACTTGAAGTTGCTACAGTTTTGTTACAACAACTTTGTAATATAAATTTGACTGAAGAAACATGTTTAAGTGAAGATCAAATTTGCAAAATTATAGACAAATTAACTCAAATTTTAAATAATCCTTGTGATTGTTAATCATTATGTTATCAAATAACTTAGCTTTAATAGCTGCTGCAATATCCATTATTATAACTCTCACAGGAACTCTTATAGGAGTTGGAGTACAGTATGGTATTTACACTAGTTTTAAAGCAAAAATAGAACTAGATATGCAAGCACTAATTAGTAGAGTAGTATTACTCGAAGATGAAAAAGAAGAACAAAATATAAAATATGCAACACTTCTTACAAAAGTTGAAAGCCTTAAAGAATCTTCCGAAAATAATTGGGAAAGACTCTTTCATAAATTGGAAAAAGAAGATGATAAAATTGGTATTCTGGTTGAAAAAGTTGCTAAACTTCCTAAGTAATAATTACAAAAGTATTTTAGCTATATTATTTATTTTGATATTATTTTTTTTATGGGATTCCAATAATACCAAGAAAAATAATGAAAAAGTAGATAATCTATTAAAACAAAACGAAGCTATACTTAAAGAGATTCAAGTAGGAAGAGATAGTATGATTTCAGCTATTAATGAGGCAAGGAATACATTGCAAAAAGATTCTATATATAAAATAGAAATCAGAAATATAGAAAATAAAACATATGAAGAAATTAGCAATTTTAATTCTCTTCCTGTTGATGGTCAAATTATCATATTCCAACAACTTGCAGATGAATACATATCCACAGGATTCAATCAAGATAGCTTATAAACATATGACTGCTGCAACGCAGGCATTTATTGAACTAAGAGCATATAAGAAGAAAGAAGGCTTTTGGGAAGAAAGATACAGAAATAAGGATATAGCTATAGCATGGTATGAAAAAGCTGCTCAAAGATGTGTGGAACAAGATAGTTTAAATACTATACATAGAAAAAATGATGCTTTAATAATTAAAGATTTAAGTTTAGATTTAAAAAAGGTTAATTATGAGTTAGAAAAGCAAAAACTTAACTCAAAAATAGCAAGAGGAGCTAGTATAGGATTAGCAATATCTCTTCCTTTAGGAATATTAGCTGGTATAATTGCTGGTATATTTATTGCAAAATAATTAAAATTTTTAACAAAGAATAGTTGCAAATTTACTAAAAATGTTGTATCTTTGCATCATGAATACAGAGTTAATGTTTAGTTCAAAAAATTCTACATGGGAAACTCCTCAATGGTTATTTGATGAACTTAATAAAGAATTTAATTTTACATTAGATGTTTGTGCTGATGTAAATACACACAAATGTAATAGATATTTTGATATTGAAAAAGATGGTTTAAAGCAAGATTGGAAAAATAATACCTGTTGGATGAATCCTCCATATGGTAGAGAAATGGGAAAATGGATTGAGAAAGCTTATAAAGAATCTCAAAATAATACTAAAATAGTTGCATTATTACCTGCAAGAACTGACACAAAATGGTTTCATGATTATATCTATGGAAAATTTGAGATTAGATTTTTAAAAGGTAGATTAAAATTTGGAAAAGCAACTAATCCAGCACCTTTTCCTAGTATGATAGTTATATTTGAATAAACAAAACAAAAATTAATGAACAAACAAGGTTTAATAAACCATATTATAACAAATGGTAGAACACAAACTTGGCTTCAATTAGCCAATGAATTTGAAATAGGAGAAGGTCTTTCAGATGAACAAAAAGCTAAAAAAGCAAATGATATTTGGAGAGCTTATAACAAGAAAGAAAATAATCAATTAGAAGATTTTAGTAGAAGTTCTAAAATCAGAGGTATAAGAAAATGGCAATTACCTGATGGAACATGGAGACAAAGTATTTCATTTGAAAATACAGGTAAATCTCTAGATTTAGAGAAAGCTAAAAAAGATTTAGTTAATGCTATAGCAGAATATGAACTACCTAAATTTAAGAAAGTTCATTTAAACTACAATAAAATATGTGCAGTATTAAATTTATATGATGCTCATATTTCTAGTTTAACTTTAGTATCAGAAACAGGACATTATTCAGGAACTAATGAAAATATAGCTAAATTTGAAAAATGTTTTGATGAATTATTAACTACAACAGAAGCATTTTCACCAGAAATTATAGTATTTCCCATAGGAAATGATTTTCTACATGAAAATGGACCTAATAATACTACAAAAAAAGGAACAAAATTAGATGTAAGTGGTAATCACTTTGATAATTTTACTAAAGGTTTAATGTTACTTAGAAAATGTATTGATAAAGCTTCACAAGTAGCTAAAGTATATGTTCCATTAATACCAGGAAATCATGATTCAGATGTATCTAATTATCTTGCAACAGCATTAGAACAAATATTTGATAATAATGAAAATGTTCAAATTGACAGTTCAAGAATTACAAGAAAATACTTCAGATATGGCAAAAACTTCATAGGTCTAACTCATGGTGAAAATACAAAACCTGAACAATTACCTTTAATTATGGCAGTAGAACAACCAATGAATTTTGCAGAAACTACTGAAAGAATATGGTTAACAGGACATTATCATCATATTACCCAAAAAGAATATCCAGGTGTTACTGTAAGAACTCTAAGAGGTTTAGCTAACACAGATAAATGGCACTTTGATAGTGGTTATATTGGATCTAAAAAAGCAGGTAATGTAATGTTATTTGATTATGAATCAGGATTGAAAAGTGAATTTACAGCAAATATTAAATAATGGGATTACCAGGACTTAATTCACAAGTATTTGAAATTAATATAAATGAATTTAATAAAGATATTTTAGAACCTAATTTATATTACACTATTTCAGAACCTAAACAAGAAAAAGATGGATGGAAATATACATTATTTCCATGTCAAAAACCAAAAAATTTGAAAAATGTTATAAAATTAACAATAGAAAATGAAACTAACAGAACTAGCTAAACCATACATGAAATGGAAAATGCAATTTGATGATAACTTTAGATATTTTTATGATAAAATTCAAGAAGTTACACCAGATATTGAACCTAAGATTTATAAATCAACTCTTGATGAAGAAATTATAACAACTAGAGGAGTTGAAGGTGACACTGAAACAAGAAAGTATGTATTAAAAGCTGCTAATAATGGTAAGAAATTTTCATATGAACATGAATTAAAACCAGAAGATAATTTAGTAGATATTAGACAATTAGCATGGCAACAAAAAGAAGCATGGGAATATAAAATTACTGAAAATTTAAAACAAACAACAAATGGCGAAATCACACAGTCCTAATCCTGTAAGGAAAGGAATCCTTTCAAATAAAGGAACAGCAAAAGCAAAGAAAGGTAACAATCCTTCACCTGTAAAGAAAGCAAAAGGACGTAAAACAAATTGTTAATTAAAGGGGAGGCTTCTCCCCTTTTTAAGCTTATAACATGGCAAATATACAAAACACTCAATTTAATATAGAAAATCTTCTGAAAAGAATTGTTATAGTTCTAAAGAGGATAAATAAAAAACCATAACATGCCTAATATACAAAATACACAGAAGAATACAGAAATGCTCTTAAAACAAATTTTAGAGCTTCTAACAAAACTAAGTAATGATAGTATTCAAAGTGGATATTTTTTACCTGTGAGTTCAGCAGATGCTGATACCCCAAATAATTCAATATATTATTCAACTACACAATCTAAGTTAGTCTACAAAGATTCTTTAGGTGTTGTAAATGATTTATACTAATGGCTAAATTAAAGGAAATAATTAGTAATCTTACTGAGATATTAAATAATGGTAAACCTAGTGATGACTATCAATTTAGTGATCCTCAAATATATTTTATATTACGTTATTTAAGAACTAAATTAATTAGACAAAGAATTCAAGATGGTAAATATATTTCACCATATAATTATCAAACTATTCCTTGTTTAAAATTAGAATATAAAAAAATTGAGGATTGTGAATGTTATACATCAAATTGCTACTCTTTACAGAGTAAATGTATTATTCCTAATATATTCTCTTCTCCTAAAGGATTAATGATTAATGGTGCTTATACAATAAACACAAATAATCCTGAAAGATTAGATTATTTAAGATTTGATGAAGTAAGATTACTTAAATATAGTAAAACTATGAAAAATGCTAAAGGATGGTTTTTTACTCCTGAAGCAACTAAATTACATATTAAAGGATTTGATAGACTAAAAGCTATTAAATTTAGTGCTTTATTTAATGATCCTTTAGCTGTTATGATGTTAGATACTTCTTGTGCTTGTAATGAAGATGGTAGTGCTTTATGTATAGATCCTTATGAAGCAGAGTTTCCTATGGATGAAGATTTAATTAAAGATATTAATACTCTTACATACGAAGAACTTATAAAGGTAGCATATAATGCTATTCCAGATTTGAAAAATAATGCTCAAGCTGCTTATGCCCAGGTGGACAAAAAGTAAAACATTAAAGAATTTTTATAAGAATTATAAATATAGAAAAAATAAAGAACATAAATTTTATATTGATAAAGATACATATATTGATATTTTAAATGATTATTTTTCTATATTAACAGACCATCTAATCAATGGTAATACATATAAAGTTCCATATGGTTTTGGTGAATTTTCAATAAGAAAATATAAACCTACTAAAAAACCAAGAAATTACAATGCTGAAAAAAAGTATTTTGAGAAAACTGGTGAATGGAAAAAGATTGTTTATAATAATCTTCATACAGATGGCTACAGAGCAATAATAAGCTGGTCATCTATAAGCCATAAAAGTATACCTAATAGAAGGATTATAAGATTTATATCCTCAAGAAAAATAAGAAAGAAACTAGCAACAGTATTATCCAAAAGTGGTAATATTGATTTATATAAAGGAAATACAAGAAAAACAAAAATAAAAGATTTTAATACTTTGATATGATTACTAAATGGACAAATATAAAGTCAGTTCTTTTTGAACTTGAACAATGGATTCCTAAAGAGTTTTATAATGAAAATAGACTTATTGAAGACTGCATGAAAGCAGTTGATAAAATAGGTGCTATAGTAACATATCAACCAAAAGTTAAGTTTATTGCAGTAGATCAATTCAAAGCTTGTCTACCAATAGATTGTCTTCAAATAATTCAAATTGCACATAAAAATACATTTAAATTAGATAATGCTGATATAATGGCATTATCTGCTACACCAGGTGATTGTGTAGATTGTGGAGAAACATCTCCTAATGAATCTAATTTTAATTTAAATGATATAACATCTCAAACAATAATTACTTCAGAATATTTCTTCAGAAACTGGACTCCTTTAAGATTAAGTACAAATACTTTTGCTTTAGGAGTACATTGTGATAATTGTGTAAATATTACATCAAATTGTAATTATGAATACACAGTTACACCTGATGGTATTATGACATTTAACTTTCAAAAAGGATATATATGTGTATCATATTATGCTTATCCTGTTGACTGTGATGGTGTACCTATGATACCAGATAATGAAGATTATAAAGAAGCTCTTAAAAGTTATTGTTTAATGAATTCTTGGGAAAGAAGATGGAATATGAAAGAAGAAGGAGCAGGTGAAAGATATATGAAATATCAACAACTGTGGGGTTTAATGAAAGCTAAAGCTACAGCATCAATTAGAATGCCTGATTTAGCTGAAGCTGAAAATATGATGAATATTTCAACTAAACTCATTCCTAATAATCGCAGATTTAATAATTTCTTCTCTAATTTGAATTCTCCAGAAAGATTAAGAATGCAAGGAAGACAATATTGGTATAGATAAATATGCAAGAAAAACAAATCACTCAGCTACCTGGAAGTTTAATTACAGATACTTCCTACAATAATCAACCAGAAGGTTCTCATTCATTTGCTTTAAATGCTATTCCTGAAACAATATCAGGAGATAGAGGATTTATATCTAATGAGCCTGGTAATTTACAATGTTTAAATTTTAATGGTTATAGTGTAATTGGCTCTATTAATTTAAATAATGGAGAAAATGTACTATTTGGAACAAATGGAACAAATAGTAGAATATATCTACAAAAAGATTGTACTCTTACACTCTTAGTGGATGCTTCATGTTTAAACTTTAGTGATCTATATCCTGTTACAGGTGTAGCTAAAATAAGAAAAGGTTGTAATAGAGTTATTTATTTCAGAGATTCATTTAATTCTGACAGAAGCATTGATATTGATGAAATATTAAACAATCCTAGTGATAATAGATATTATGATGGTTCATGGAAATGTGAGCTATTTAAATTAGCTCCTGACTTTGAATTTCCTTGTTTAGATTATATTCGTACTAATAATTCTGGAGGTAATCTTAAATTAGGAGTTTATCAATTTGGTATAGCATTAGGAGATGAAGATTTAAACTTTACTAGTGTATTATCAGTTACACAACCTATTCCAATAATTAGTGGTACTTTAAATTCAGATAATAATAGTTTAGAAGGAGGTGATCCTAATTTTGAAGGTCCAACAACAAAATCTATAGATTTAACTGTACTTAATCTGGATTTAGATTATAATTACATCAAATTTTATGTAATAGAGACCATTGGAGGAGTAATAACAGCTTATGAAGCAGATACATTAGCTATAAATAATACTTCCTTAAATTACACTTATAGAGGCTTAGATTACAATTCAGCTATAGTTGTTGAATTAGAAAAAATAAACAATCCTTTTATAGTTTATGATAAGTCTAAAACAATGGAACAACATGATAATAGACTATTAAGAGCTAATTTAAAGGAAAGAACTATAGATAATAGTGTATTTCAAAGAGCTGCTAATCTTGTTAAAACAAGATATGTAACTAAACCTGTTGTATATACAGGTAATTCTTCTGTATTTTCGGGAGATTATTATGTAGATAATAGAAGTTATATGAGAGATGAAGTATATGCTTTATCTATATCTGCTGTATTTACAGATGGTACAGAATCTCCTAAATATCATATACCTGGTAGAGTATTAGATAAAGATTGGAATGATGGAGATTTACCTGCAGCTACTGACCCATTTGCACAAAATGGCACTAAGCAACATAATAGAAAAGATCCATTAACAGGTTGGGATTCTACAACATATAATGTTGTATCTACATTAACATTTCCTACAATATCAGGTAGTGTACAAAACTGGTTAAATATTAGTTTAAATCCAGATGAAGTATCATCTGAAGATGTTGAACCTTTAAATAAAACTGTAGGAGATACTGTAAAAAGATGGCAACTTTATAATACATCATATATTGATGAAATAAATACATTAAGTAGTACATATTATACAAAAGGACAATTATCTTATTGGGAAAGTGAATATGCTTATCCTAATACTGAAGATTGTGCAGGTAATAGAATATATCCTGAAGGTAATATTAGACATCATAAGATGCCAGATACTACATTAGAACCTCATTTTATAGATGATGGTTCTAATACATATATATTATCATTAGGTTTAGAATTTAATCTACAAGCATTTATAGCATTTTTGCAGTCTAATTTAGGATCTTCTTTTAATGAAATAAGAGGTTTTAAAATAGCCAGATCTAAAAGAGATAGAGGTAATAAATCTGTAATTGATAAAGGTATAGCTTATAGATGTATGGAAATGTCATATTCTAAAACTAATACTAGTAGTAATGTAGATCAATACATTATACAAACTTCAGGTTATAATAGACATAAAGAATTAAATAAAAATATTAATGAAATAAGATTTAGATCTTTTGGTGTACCATATCAAAATACTGATATAATGCCAAATGAAATAACATTTGATAGTGATATTAGTAATTCTCAAGATGCTGCTTTAAAACATACTTACGAATATTTAGGTATTCATAATCCTAAATCTCAATATAATAAAGAGAATCAATTTCAATTTATTAAAATGGAAAAAGAAATGTTTGCTCCATATGAAATATGGGGTAGTACACCATCTTTTGCTAATAATGATAGTCGTATATCTTTTAGAGCTGTATATAATAACAGAAGTACAAATCCTAATTTAAAAGGAACACCTTATCAATATTTTACAAATAGATTGAAGAAAGATTCTTCTTATATACCTGCTAATGAAAATATTACATTTGATTCTAAAAGAGTTATTAATAAAACTAATCAAGAAGTTTTATTAGCAAAACTCCAGAATTTTATGGATATTTCAGGAGATGGAACTTCATATGGAGGTGGTCCAGAAGAATTAGATGGATCATCTGTAGGAACTGAAATAAATATTAATGGTAATGCTATTGATGATTATACTAGTAAAGCTTATTATATAAGTTTAAAAGATTATAATCCTTCTCAATATGGACAATTACATGGTATTATATATTATGATATAAATACATGTCTAATAAATACTAATGCTACAACAGAAGTATTATTTGGAGGTGATATATTTATATCTCAAATGTCTTTTAGAAAAACATATACAGATCAAAATTTCAGTGATGCTGATGAAAGAGTGTGGCACACATCTTATGTAACATATTATGTAGAATCTGAAATTAACTGTAAATTAAGACATGAAGGTTATGATGGAAGTGCTGCTCAATGGTATTATCCTTATCATGGAGTAACAAATGATGCTATATTTGATGTAATATTTAGAAATGATTTTACATTAATGTCTTTAGTTGATCAAGATGCATCTATAGGTGATTGTATAGATAATTATTTAACAGGTAATTATTGTTTTAATCAATATAATTATAATCAAGATTACTCTCAAGAACAGATATATCAACCTAAGTTTCCTTTAAATCTAGGTTATGATTATTGTTCTTCATGTATAAATGAATATCCTAATAGAATAGTTTATTCAGAAAAAAGCTATCAAGAAGAAATATTTGATAATTATAGGAAGTTTTTACCAAATAATTATAGAGATATTCAAGCTAATACAGGAGAAATACAAAATATATTTAAAGAAAGTGATAATCTATATATTAGAACTTTACATAGTTTATGGTTTGTACCTTCTAAATATCAGAATTTAGAAACTACTCAAGGAACTATTAATATAGGTACAGGTGAATTATTTAGTATTCCTCCGAAAGAGATTACATCCACTAAATATGGATATAATGGTGGTCAAACTACCTTAGATTTAGTTATAAATGAATATGGTGCCTTTTATGCAGATTCTGCAACAGGTATTGTATTTCAAGTTGGAGGTGAACAAGCTCAAGTAGAAATAAGTAAAACTGGAGGTAATAGAATATGGTTTGAACAAAATCTACCATTCAACTTACTTAAACATAGTCCAGCATTTCCTTATGTAGATTCACCTACAAGTAAAACTGGTATAGGTTTAATAGGTTATTATGACTCTCAATTCAGAAGATATATTCTAACTAAAAGAGATTATTATCCTGTATTTCCTGATACTTCAACATTTGATCCTTCAGATAATACTTGGTATGTTGGTTATAATGGCACTCAAATATCTATAAATGATCCTTATAACTCACCATTCTACTTTGAAAATAGAAGTTGGACAATTTCTTATTATTTAGAAGATAAAAAATGGGTGTCTTGGCATAGTTATATTCCAAATTTTGCTTGGGGTGATTTAAGTAACTTCTACTCTTATATTAAAACAAATAATTATATTTGGCAACATAATAAGGGTGATTATGGTAATTTCTATGGAACTAAATATCCACATATTATAGAATATGTTGTAACAAAAGATCCTACTACAACAAAGATAAATAATAGTATTTCTTATATAAGTACTGTATCTGAATATAATCCTACATATAAGTTTTGGAATAATGTTACAAATAAAACCTTTAATCAGGCTTTATTTTACAATGAAAGACAAAGTACAGGATTATTAGATGTAACTGTTAAAAATACAGCAGATCCATTTGCAAGTGTTTTAGGGACATTTGACCCTAGTACTATATTAGCTGACCAAATTGAGTCTAATTGGAATATAAACAATATTAGAGATATGGTTGATCAAACTAATCCAGAACAGCCTTTATTTAGTAAAAATTGGAATGATTTACAATCTCAATATTACATAGATAAAGTGCCAAATATGAATGTTATCAACTATTTAACTAAATCTCAGTTTGAAATGGAATTATTAAGAGATACATTTATGGTTAGTAGATTTATATTTAAACCTATTGAAAACTATAGAATAACAACTAAGTATTTAGGTAATAAATATGACCCATCTACTAGATAAAATAATTGTATAAGCTTAGTTTAAGTTAAAATAAATTTTTTGTATATTTGTAAATTAGTGTATTAATATGAAAATAAAAAATAAAAAAACCCTTAAAAATAAGGTTGCTAAAAAAGCAGAAGGAGGATGGGGAAATGCCTATGTAGATAAAACTCCTAATATGAACTCTGGTGCTGCTGTTGGACAAGGTCTAGGTTTAGCATCTTCTGCTTTAAATTCAGGATTACAATTTAGTAAAGACTATAAACAAACTCAACCAAGTGTAGTTAATGCAGTTGGAGATTCTGCTAAAGGTATAGCTTCAACAGTAGGTGGTCCTTGGGCAGCTGGTTTTATTGCTGCAGGAAGTGCTTTAGGTAAAGGCTTTGAAACAGGAGCTAATAAAGCTTATAGAAATATAGAAGAAGGTAAGGGAAATAAAAGTGTAAATCAAGCAGGCGCTGATACTATGAATTTCTTTCAAGGTATGAGTGATCCATTAGCTAATATAAATGATATAGTTCAAGCTAAAAAAGCAGGTGATTTAACTACAGGTCAAGCTATAGGTTTAGGATTAAACCATTTAGCATTTGGTCCAGGATTATCACAAGTTATAACTAAAAGAGCTATGCAAAAAGGACAACAATCTAGATTAATGGATCCTATACAAAAAGAGAATATGAATTTTCCAACATCTAATCCTAATCTGCCTGAAGATCAACCTACACCTATAATGAAAGATGGAGGTTATGGTGTTAATAAATCTTCTCAAAATCATCTTTTAGAGAAATATAAATTATTACCACATTCTCAACTTAGTCCTAATTTAGCTAATGCTCATTTAGATGGTAAGCCTATTCAACTTGAGAAAAATGAAACAGTGTTTAAAATGGCTAATGGAGGAAGTTTTGCATTTTCACCTAATTTAAAAACTAAAGATGGTGTAACTTATGCTGATAAATCAATAGAATTAGAAAAAGCGCATTCTAAGCCCTTTTATGACAAAGTAAGTGAGAATACATTAAAATATAACTTACAGAACTTAGCTGATGAAAATCAAGCTAAAATTGATAAAAAACAGCAAAATAAAATACCTAAAGCTAATCAAGGTATGTCTGCTTCTGAATTAGGTAATGAATCATTAAATGATGATGGTGTTGCAAGAAATTGGATGTGGAATAATATTATTCAAAATGAAAATTCATATGATCCTTATGGTTATCGAAAAACAACTAATATTGGATTTCAACAAAGACCTTCGGATAATATAAATGTAGAAAAATTTGATTCAAATTTATCACAAAATAATGTTCAGTTAGGAAATTTTAGTAGAGTAGAAGGTCCTAATACAAAACAATTAAGAAACTCTATAAATTGGGATAATAAAAAAACACAAGTAAACAATAATTTAACTACAGGAGATTATTTACAATTAGCTGGACAAATACCTGCTTTAGCTTATAATACAGGAATGGCATTTAGAAAGCCAGAAAAACAAAAGTTATATCAAGATTTATCACCAATTACACCTAATCAGCAATCTATTGACTTAAATCCTATGTTTTTAGCTCAAAATAATGCTTTTAAAACAGTTAATGAAGGAACTACTTCAGATGCTGTAAGAAGAGCCAATTTAGCTAATATTACTAGTGGAACACAAAGAAATATGGCAGATGCTTTATTACAAAATAAGAACTTAAATGCAAGTTTAAGAGGTCAATTTGAACAAAGATTAGCTGATAGAAGTAGATTTAATATTGCTCAAAAATTAGGAGTAGATGATATTAATGCTAAAAATAGAGCTGCTCAAAGAATGTTTGGTGCAACTGCTGCAACTAACTTAGGTCAAGGATTAACTAATTTTGGATTAGCTAAAAATCAAGGTAAAACTAATGAAATTCAATATTCAACTTTACAAAGTTTAGCTTCTAACTATGGATTAGACCCTAAAGAATATGCTGATTTTTTAAAGTCTAAAGGTATTAAAATAAAATACAAATAATGAAACTTAAAAAAGTTAAAAAGTTTGGTAAAGGTGGACAAAATAAACCCAAATATAATTGGTCTAGTAATCCTAATAAACCTAAAGAACAAGTAATAAATTCAGAAAATTATGTTTTTCATGGTAGCGATAATCAGGATTTAGATTCTTACTTAAAAGGGACACAATTATTAGGAGACGCGATTAGTTTTATAAATCCTCTAGTTGGAAGAGTAATTTCTGCACCAGGAGATTTGAATGATGTAGTTAAAAATCCTAAAGATATTAAAAATTATATTACTCCTTTTATACCAGCAGTTTCTAAAAATGGAATAGCGGGAGCAAAAACATTATCTAAAGTAGACAGGTTTAATACTTTTTTAACAGGTGCAACATTATTTTCAGATTTACCAATTGAAGAAAAAAAGAATGGAGGACAAGAGAAAACAGATTATTTTGATAAAAAAACAGGAAGGTCTATGGGAATATATGCAAATGGTGGTGGTGTAAATAGATATGATGTACCTGCACAAATGCCTACAGGACAACAATTTTTTCAATTACCTTATAATGAATTAGCTACAGCTTTAATGTCTAAGCAAAAAGCCTATGATACACAAGAAGCAGAAATAACTAAAAATCAAACTTTTTTAGCAGATTTAAAAGAAGGTTATAGAACTTCTGGACTACCTCAAGAAATCCAAGATGAATATAATACTAAATTACAAAACTATATAAATCAAGATTTAACAGATCCTAATGTAAAAAGAAGTTTAGTTCAAGATTTATCTAAATTGAAATCTGATTCCAGATTAAGATTATTAGCTTCAGATATTAAACAATCAGAGATGTGGGATAAATATCAACAATCTCACCCAGCTGAAGCAGCTGCTTCAATTAATCCATATATTGATAAAGCTACAGGACAATGGATACCTGCTAAAAAAGATGATAAATGGATATCCTCACAAGAATTAGGTAATTGGTTTGGGGATATTATACCACATTCTGATTACATGCCTATGATAAATGAGGCTTTTAGTAAAGTTAAAGAAAATACCAAAAATAAAATTACAGAATCAGATCCAACAGCTAGTTTCTATACTGGAGATGATGGTAAAGAATATTATTTAAGTAAAAAAACAGGATCTAAAGCTATAGAAATAAGTCCAGAATTAGAACAATGGAAAGCTGCAGCTAAAGAACAAGCATTTCTATTATCTGAATCTAAAAATCCTCAAGCTAGATATTTTAGAGGTAGTTTTCAAGATCAAATTTCTCAAAATCCTAATTTTATATCTGATTTTATTTCTACTGCTGGTAGTAAATTTACTTTTAAAAGAACAGAAGAATCTGAAGATTATTCAATTAAACCATTACCTGGTAGTAGTTCAGGATCTGGAAATAAAAATGAATCAAAAGATCCTACTATAGCTAAATATCCTTTAAGTGTTAATACAGGTCAAATTACTGATGATAAAGGTAATAGAATTACAACAGTGTCACAATTATCTAAAGTTTTAGAAACATCATTAGGTGAAGATAAAGATGGAAAATCTAATTATGATAAATCTATTGGAAACATAGTTACAGAATTACAAACAGGATTTGGTAAAGATTATCCAACTTTAAAGTTTTCTCAATTTTCTCCTGGAAGTGCTTCAATTCAAGTTATAAATACAACAGGAGAAGAAATTCCACCAGAAGTTCAATCTAAGGTTGATGCTATAAATACTACAAATGAATTAGTTCTTCAAAAATTATCAGGTTTAAATGATATTAATAAACAAATAATGGCTGAATCAGGATTAGAGCCTAATTTAACTTTTGAAGAAAATTTTTCTAAATCTGATAAAGAAAATTATGAAAGAGCAAAATCTGATGCTATTATAAAAACTCTTGGTGGTCAAGATGTAGGTGTATTATCTGATTTAAAAGAATTTTTAGCAGACCCTACTGGTATTGCTAAAAAAGTTACACTAAATGTGGTTTTAAAACAAGCTGAAGAATTATTTGCAAAAGATCCAGAAAAAAGAAGATTATTTGAAAAAAACTTTCATGAAAATATTAATAGATTTGTTCAAGATCCAAAATTAAAAAATTATATTAATAACATGAAAGAAGTTTTAAATGGTATAGAAATAATGAATGAAGGTGCTATACCAATTGGAGAATCTATAAAACCTGGAACTAAACAAGAAACTTTAATGACTGTTTTAAATAGTGCATTAAATGATGATGTAATGCTTACAGATGGTAAATATATTAAATATGCTAATAAACCAGATGAATCTTTATCTGATAATGATAAGAAAATAGTGAAAGATTTTTTAGCTAAGAATCAAGTTACTTCTACAGGAACTGATAAATCTAATTTAGATTTCTTAGCTAAAAAAACATTTTTATATTTTGATTCTTCAGAAAATGAATATAAACTAGCTATTAATATACCTAGAGAAGATGGAAAAGCTCCTTTAGTTTTGGAAGTTGGTCCAAAAGCTGTAATAAATCTAGAACAATTTGCTTCAGACGTAGATTCAGATTATCATAATTTGAGAATACAGAGTAATAATAAACAATTTTATGATAATTTAAGAGAAACTAATGGTACATTTGCATTAGCTCCTAAAATAGATAATAATACAAAAAGAACAATTGCAAGAGATTTAGGAGTTGATGAGTCTAAAATAAATGACTATCAAATTGGTGTTAAAAGAGTAATGCATCCAATTCAAATAACACAAACTTCTGGTGAAACTTATAATTTAACACCTGGTTCTTTTTATTTTACTGTACCTGAAGTAGAAAATGTTATAATTAAACCTAAAAATGCTAAATCTATATTTCAATTTAATGAAGAATATAATAAACTTAAAGCAAAATATGGGAATAATTTAAGTAAAAGTAAAGTAGAAGAATTAATTCAATACATAAATACTGGACCAGGATTAGGAGTAGAAGCTATATATTCGAGTAAAGATTATAGTAGGTTGAAAACATACAATAAAGTAAGTTCTCCAAAGTAGTAGAGGCTGAAAATAGTAGTTCCTCTACTTCAGCTCAGGATAATAAAGGAACAACATTACCTGCAAGAAATAAAAATCCATTTAATATAAAGGATAATGTAGGAATATCAAAAGATAATCAAGGACATGCTATATTTACTACTATTGAAGATGGTGTAAAAGCAGCATATAATAAATTTAGTAATATTTATAATGGTAAATCAAAAGTTTATTCTGCTGATGAATCAATAGAACAATTTGCTAAAAAATATGCTGAATATCCTTTATATGCTGATAAATTAGCAAAAATATTAAAAGTCAATAAAGATACTAAACTAAATCAAATAAATATTAAAGATTTAATGAAAGCTGTATCCAGATTAGAAGATAATACTCTTTATAATCAAGTCTCTAAAATAATAGATACATTATAACATGTTAATTAATCAAAATTCAAACAATATAAATCCTAATACAGGTTTACCTGAAAAGTCTGATTTTTCAGGTAATATGTCATTTGCCAATAAGAAATATATATCTCCTTATAATGCTGCTTCTACTCCTGAATCTGAAAGATTCGAAGAAGATGATTTCAATGAATATCAGAGATTAGGAGTTAATGTAAGACCTTATTCAGATAATCAAGAAGTAAGAGCAGAAAATCAAGGTGCTGGTGAACAGTTATTATATGGTTTAGGTAAAATGGCTGTACTTACAGGTACAACATTTGCTGATGGTACATTAGGTACAGTTGTAGGATTAGGTAATTTACTTACAGGAGGTTCTTTTATAGATAATCCTTTTAGTAATGCTATGCAGGATTTAAATGAAAAATCTGAGCAATGGATGCCTAATTATTATACACAAGAAGGACAAGGTGCTTTTTCAGGAATAATTCCTTTTACAGAAGGTAGTGCTAATTTCTGGGGTGATAAAATTCTTAAAAACTTTGGATTTGCATTAGGAGCTTATTTAAGTGGTTTAGCTACTGCAGGTATAGGTGGAGCTATGACAGAAAGAGTATTAGCTTCAAGAACAGCTAAAGCTATAACAAATGCAATGATGACTGAAGGTAAATCATCTACTGAAATATCTAACATCTTAAAAGCATTTCAAGCTGGTGATGATGTAGCTTTAGATTATATGAAAAAAAGTCAAGTATTTTTAGATGAAATTAAAAGTACTGCTAATTTAGCTAATAAAATGTCTACGGCTAATCAATGGGCTGGTTCTATTGGTGGTGCCATAGGTGAATCTAGAGTTGAAGCTATAGGTAATTCAAGAGCTTTTAAAGAACAAGAATTAGCTAAATTACAAGAAAAATATGGTAATAGTATTCCTGAATCTGAATTACAAGATTTAGAAAATAGAACTAATAGATATATGAATACCACTTTTGGTATTAATATGGCTATATTAACTTTAACAGATTATGCTCAATTTGCAGATGCTTTTAAACCTAAATATTCTAAATTAAGATCAGCTTTAAATGATGTGGAAGGAAGTATAGAAACTGGTTTTAAAGCAATACCTCAGAGTAACTTATCTAAAGCTTGGAATTTAACTAAAAATCCTATTTATGAAGGTACTCAAGAACAATTACAATTTGCTGCACAAAAAGGTGGAGATGAGTTTTATACTAAAAGATATGATGAAAATGGTAAAGAAATAACTAATAACTTTATTGATTCTTATATAAAAGGTTTATCTGAAGCTTATACAACTGCTGAAGGATGGGAAATGTTTGCTACAGGTGCTATTATAGGTTCTTTAGGAATGCCTAACATATCTAAATTAACAGGTAGAAAGGGATTAGTTCAAGGAGGTATTTATGGTGAATATCAAGAAATTAAAGAAACTGAAGCTAATACTAATAAAGCTGTTCAAGATTTAAATGCTCAAGTAGAAAAATTTAAAAATGATGAAGTTTTAAAAGATACTTATGAACATCTTGTAAGAATTAATAACCTGAATAATGAACAAAAAGAAGCATTATTAAAAGGTGATAAATTTGAATATCAAAATAAAGAAGAGGATAAGTTATTATCACAATCATTAGCATTTTACAATGCTGGTAAAATAGAAGATTTAGAGAATTTTTATAGAAGTTTAGCAAATAAAAAAGGTTCAGACATTAGAACTTTAAATACTGTTACAACAAAAGAAGGAAAAAAACAAGATCCTTTTAATGGTTTAACAGATCAACAAATAGAAACTTATTATAAAAATAAATCTGCTAATACATTAAAGAAAATAGAAGATATTAAAAGTTTAAAAGAAAGTATTGATAGTAGATTTTCTACTAAATCAGGTGCTTTCAAAGAAACTTTACTTCATTATGCATATACAGTAAAAGATACTGAACAAAGATTTAAAGAATTATCTCAAGAAGTAGCTACAAAAATAGGTCAATCAATTAAACCTGAATTTCAAAATAAAGATTTAACTGTATCAGATAGAGATATGGAAACTCCTATGTTTGATAGTTCTCTTATATTTGAAGATCCTATTGAATTATCTAAATTTATAAACAAAAATGGAGGTTTAGAACAATATAATAAACTTATAAAAGATTATATTAAAAGACATCCTGAAGATTTAGGTTTAGAAGAAAAAGCTAATGATTTAATTAAATTAGCACAACGTAAAAAAGAATTTCTTAATAAATATACAGAAGGTTTAAAGAATAATGGTGAAACACTTCAACAAAAAATAGAAAATGTTTTATCTAATAAAGATAAACAATTTATTAAAAAACAACAAGCAGTTGATGATTTTAAAAATAAAGCTGTACAAAAAGGATATTCTTTAGATAGAGTTAACAACAAAGATGGTATATTTATTACTGTTGGTGGTAAATTAATGCAACTTAGAACTATTAATGGTAAACAAGTAGCATTAGATCCATTAACAGGACAGACACTGCATACTTTTGATGAAAAAACACCTTTTGATGAATATATATCAAAAGCTAATCAATACTTAAATGTTTTAAGTAGAGAAGAAGCTAATGAATATATGAAGCAAGTAAAACTTAATAAAATAAGAAATGCTCAATTATCAGCATTACAAGATTTATTGAGAGATACTAAGCAAAAAGGTAAAGAAGTAGCTAAAGAAATTGAAGATAAGAAAAAACAAATTAATAAGAAAATAGAAAGTCTTAGAGAATTAGTTGATGATTATTTCAAAACTAATTTTAAAGATGAAGTATTTAGATCTGAAATAGAAGGTTTAATAAGTGAGCTTGAAGAAACTATTGATGTTTTAAATGAAGAACTTCAACAATTACAAAAAGAAAGAGAAAATCTTTTAGAAATATATAAATTGTATGAAGAAGAAAAGAAAACTTTAGAAGAAAATGAACAATCATTTATTAACATAACTGGTAAAGTAAGAACTGAATTTGCTATTCAAAATTTAGTTAATGAAGGTATTGTACAAGGTATAACATTAGACAATATTAATGGTTCAATTGAATATATAGATAATCTTATTCAAGGTTATACAAATGATATTCAAGAATATGAAAGAATAAAAGCTGAATTACAGAAGTTATTAGATGATGATAAAGAACTGAGAGATTTAATTATTAGTTTAAATTCTGATGATATATTTAGAAGTAAATATTCAGGACAATTAAGAAAAGAAATTACTCCTAGATTCATTAAAAACTTTTTAATTAAAGAAAGAAATTTAAATCAATATAATAATCCAGCATTAGAAAGAATAAATAGTGTTCTTGATAAGATTGAAGCAAATCCTGAATATGTTAAAGATTTAATAGCTTTACTTGAACAAAAAGAAAAACTAAAGGAACTTAATGAAAGTATTAGATATAATGAATATAATGTAGCTTTAGTTGAACCTGAATTACAGAAACTAAAAAATATATTAAACGAAGCTCAAAAGAGAAAAGAAAGATTATTAGATATTCAAGAAAGATTAGAATATAAAAATAAAGGTTTATTATCTGCTTATGTTAAATTAAGAGATAAAGCTAAACAATATTTTACTAGAGAAAAAGTAGAAGGTATTATTAAAGCTGATTCAAGAGAATCTGAAGGAGAAGAATTAACATCTGCTAAGATTAAAGCAATTAATGATAATGGAGCTAAAAAAGGTAATCCTAAATCTACTACTGGTAGTTTAATTAAATATGATGAAGAACATCTTAGAAAAGAAGGTGAATATAAAGACTTAGTAGATGAAGAAGGTAATCCTATATATACAGAATCTGAATCTCAATTAAGATGGGGTAATTTCTTAGAATCTAATGCTACTAAAATAAAGAATGGTGAGTATAAATTAAAATATCATTTACATAAACCTAATTCTACTAATCCTTTAGATGAAGAAATAAATGATGCAATACCTAGAAATAAAATAGATGAAGGTAATGATATATATGTTATAATTGTAGATAAAGATGGAAAACCTGTAAAAGTTAATAATAAATTTTTATTTACAGGAATACATAAAACTGAAACAATATTTCCTGAAGGTGGAGGTCTTAATTTAATTCTTGAAAAAGGATTATTAAATAATTCTACACATTCTCAAGCTAAGAGTTTGTTCTATGTTTACTATGATAAAGTTAAAGAAGAAAAATTAACTATTAATGGTGAAACTAAGACAGGTAAAGAATGGTTAGAAGATCCAACTTTTGAAAGTAAAGCAAAAGAATTAATCAAAACTATTATAGAGTTTGAAAAGAAGAAATTTAATGATTTTAGAGAATCTATTAAAAAACAATTACTTCAGAATAAAGAATTAATATCAGATATTACTTCCATAAGTGATGGTATTCCAGTTATTAATAAAAGAGTTAAAAGAAGTGCTAGTAAACTTTTAGATAAAGGTTATGAATTAAAACAAAGTAGTGCTGCTAATGAATCTGGATTATGGTATGCAATAACTCCTGAAGGTAATAAAATACCTATTGAAACTGAATTATTAACTGATAAACAAGCAGACGCAGTAATAGGAATATTACAATATGCTATGCCTAAAGGTTCTAATCTTAAAATTGAAACCTATAAAATTGAAGGAGATAAAGTAACTAAAGAAATTCCAATATTTCCTACAAATAGTAAAGGTCAAACTAATCCTAGTTTATTAGGTTCTTTAATCTATTATGGTAGAAATAAAGAAACTCCTAGTCCATATATGATATGGGGTAAAGAAGTTGTGCAATTAGGTGATGGAACTATTATTACAAGAGATGAATTACATAATCCTGAATCTGAAGGTTTTAAGAAATTAAAAGAATTCTTACTTACAAAGAGATTAAATATTAGTCAATCTTGGGCTAATTCTAATAATTATTTCTATGAACCATATGTAGAAAATGGTAAATTAAAAGTTACTAAATATGCTTCAGATGAAGGTTCTAAAGATGGTGCTTTATCAGGTTATAGAAAGTTTTTAAAGAAACATTTGAAAACTAGATTAGTAGAACCTGTTACAGGTAAACCTTTATTTGTTAATAAATATTTAACATTTAAAGATCCTGTAGAAATTAAACCTACTAAACCTGTAGAAGAAACTGAAGATAATTATATACCTAGTTATGATATACCTGATAATGATTTCTTTGAAGCTCAAAATGAAATGAGAGAACTTCAACAAGCTATGAAAGATGGAGCTGTTAAGAAAATGGGAACACCTAGTGTTAAAAAAGAAATTACTAATATGAGTACACCATTTAGTACAGAAAGTACAGAAGAAGTGATAAGAGAGGAACCTGTTAAAAAACCTGTTTCTACAGATACTAAATCTGGTATAGAAACAAGAAAAAAGTTAGTTGAAACATTAAAAAATAAACCTTGGCAACAAAGAGTAAAAACTTTGATTAATGAAGGTATTATAGATAATGTTTACGGAATAGATTCTTCAAGACCAATTATAATTGTTAATATAGCAGGAGAAAAATTACCATTTTATAGAAGTTTGATGGGAACTTCTGGTAAAACAAAAGATAAATGGTTTCCTTTTTTTGGATTTGGTAAAGTTGATGTAAAAGATACTGAAGAAAGTTGGTTTGTAAAAGGAACAACTAAAGATTTAGAGGCTAATTTCAATAGTAAAGCTATTGAAGAATATTCTAATATTTTAAATACTTTATTAAATTATGACAGAGATTTAGATAAACAAAATGTAATTAAAGGAAATCCTTTTAAAGACTCAGGAACCAAAAATCTTCCAAATATTAACCAACTTCTTTATGGAACTAAGGAATCAGGAATAGTTAATAATGGAGGTGATTCTATTGAAAAAGGCTATGATATTATTAGAAAAATCAATTCTAAATATGATGCAGAATTAGAGGGTTTAAAAAATCAAGAACCTAGTGAGAATTTAAGTGCTTTTGGAATTACTGCTCAATCAGAAAAAGATTTTCTAAATGATTTAGTGGGAGGTGATGAAGTTACTTCAGATAAAACTAATGATAAAAATAAGGTATCTACAATGACAAAAGAAGATGCTGTTAACAGAGTAAAAGAGCTTCTTCAAGAAGGAACCATAGATAAAAAATGTAATTAAGAATAGTTTGAAATTAATAAAAAAAGTACTATATTTGCAATATGTCATGTAAATTTATATATAAAGGTGAGGAATATACAAGAGATGAAATTGTACAGGTTGTACAAGAAGAAAATCTCTATGTTAAAGGTGAATATTCAAAAGCTAAGGCTTGGTTGGAAGATAAATTAGGTCTTACTGAAGGTTCTGATTTTGAATTAATTGAAGGATTAATTGAAGAAGGTTCATTTGGTAGATTTACAGCAGATGGTAAAATATTACTTTCTGAAGGTTTTATACAAGGTACAGAATACCATGAAGCATTTCATAGAGTATTTAATGCTTATTTAACAGATTTAGAAAAACAAGCTTTAATAGCTGAATTTAACACAAGAAAGGATAAAGCTAAGGTGTTAGCTCAATTTAAAGAGAAATACGCTGATTTGTCAGATAATGACCTAATAGAAGAGGTTTTAGCTGATGAGTTCAGAGATTATGTTTTAGCTGGTGGTAAATACACTTTTGCTGAAAAAGAGAAACAAGGATTTTTTACAAGATTGTTTAAATTCCTTAAAGCTATAATTGATAAATTATTTAATAATATTTCTACACAGGAAGAGGTTTATAATAAAATTCAACAAGGAGGTTTTAAAAAAACTAATAGTATAAACTATAAAGGTAATCCTAAAGATAAAATTATAGAATTTGAATTTGCTAATTCTACATATAGATTAAGTGAGAAAGATACACAAAATCTAATGAGAGGAGCTTTGTATTCTCTATTAGAAAGACTTTCTCAAAGAGGTATGTCTTTTGCTGATATTGAGAATTCTGATATAAATTATCTGGATTTCTTTACAAAAGATACTTATGGAACTCCTATATTCAATGAATTAATCAAAGATATAGCTAATGCTTTGAAGAAAGAAGGAAAAGATCCTAAAAAATCCAGCATTATAAATTTCCTTGCTTATTCTATGAAGAATAATATTCGTATATTTGATAAAAGTTTAGCAAGATATTTAGGTGGATTTAAAATTAAAATAAACTCTCCTGAAGATGTAGATGTTGAAAATAATACAGAAGAAGATTCTGAACAGCAACATGCTAAAGGAAAAGCATCTGATGATTATAAAGCATCAGTTGAAGTAGATCCTTATTCTTCTATATCTACTAACATTAAACTATTATTAGCTACAATAGCTAAGAAAGATAATCAAGGTAATTATGTACTTAATGAGTTAGGTCTTAAAGAAAATGAAGATCCTCAGAAGGTATTTATGATTCTATCTCAAAATTTAGCTGGTGTTCCTGCAGATCCTAAAGAATATGCTAAAGTATTAAGAGGATTACAACCAACATATCCTTTCATGTCTGATGTTATTAATAGAATAGGACTTGAAAGTTTAGATAATTTAGGAACAACAGAAGATGATTTAAACAAATTAAATTTTGTAAATCAATTTATACAAGCATTTGCTAAAACAAAATATTTTTTCAATATTACATTTATAGATCCTGAAACAGGTAATATATATTCAACAGATGCTCAGATAGATAATTCACAAAGAAAAATAAGAAATGAATGGCAAAGTAGTTTTAACCTTGCTAATAAAGATAATTTACATACTTTTAGAAGTAGATTAAAAGGAGCAAGAAATAAATCTGATAAAGAATTTGCTGAATTATTACAATTAAATTTAACTGATGAACAGTTAAAAGATGAAGTAATCAAGAAAAATATTGATTATATTAGAAATAGATTACTAGCTTATTTAGATCCTAAAGATCAAGATACTAGAAAAAAAGCTATTAGTAAAGGTATTATAAATGATGACTCTGATAATAGTGTTAATTACAATACTTTATTAAACTTTATACAAAGTAAATCTTCAGGTTATGAAGTTAATAGTGCATTTGAACAAATAGCTACTATTATAGCATCTAAAGGAGAATATGTAAATCTACAACACTTTAATACAGAAGGAAAAATGGTATATGGTATATCATTAAATTCTTTCTTTACAATCATAAGTGATAGAATAAATTATTATCTTAAAGGTGTTACTAATGAAGATGAAAGAACAGAAATATTAATTGATAAATTTCCATTCTTATTTACAAATTATTCAGGTAATTCATTAATAGTTAAATCATTAATGGAAGGAGCTTCTTTAAAAGTTGGTATTACAGATGGAGCTAAGAATAAAGAAGAATCTACAGGAACTAAAAGTTCTGATTTAAAAGGTCCTATGAGACTTGTACAAGTATTAAATGATACCTTGCAAGGCAATTATCATTTTATGCAGACAGGTGATAGAACTACAATGAATGTATTTAATATATTAACATCTAATGGTAAGAGGTTATTTTTAGATCCTGATAGTGTAGGTAAAATTATATTTGATCAAACTAAAGATAAGGAATATTTCTGGAATAATGTAAGTGATGTATTTTTAAAATATTTAGAAGATGAAGTATTAAATTACAGAGCAATTAAAAATGATCCTAGTAATTATACTTATATAAATGATAATAATGCTAAGAATATTCTTAGATTTTGGAAAGATGTTTTAACAAAAGCAGAAGCTGAAAAACTTGTAAATTCTCCTAATATTAATCAAGAATTAAAAAATCCTCTATATAAACAAAAATTAGAAGATTATTTAACTAAATTATTCAATGATTATAAAGCAGAACTTGAAAGAAATGAAATACTTACAATAGTAAAAAATAAACCTGTAGGTATATCTAATGAATATATTGATCAATATGGTAGTGTAGATAATGCTATTATGTATTCTCTACTTAATCAATTGATAGCTAATATAGAGCAATCTAAAGTATTCTTTGGTGATTTTGCAGGTTATAAGAATATTACAGATATATTTAAAAGATTATCACAATTCAATTCTACAAGAAAGATAAGTATTAACTCAGAGATAAATAATAAATTTATAGCTGAAAGTAATAAAGCTAATCCTATTGAAGTAGATGATGATATTATACAATATAAGACTACTGAAGAACAGGTTAATAATATCACTGAAGTTGTATTAAAAGATGGTGAAACATCATTATCAGATGAAGATTTATCTAAATTAGAAACTTTAGTGTATGAATCCTTTAAAGATGATTTTAATGATGATAAACAAGCTAAAAAAGCTGCTAAATCATTTGTAAATCATTATAAATCATTTGAAGAGGCTGATGGTCAATCTTATGTAAATATATACTTTTATAGAGCTATGATGATTAAATCAGGAGCTTGGGATAAAGAAGATGAAAGAGTATTTAAGAAAGTAATAAACAATGAAGATTTAAAAGCTGAGGAAATAATCAGATTAAGTATTCAAAAACCTAATTACTTAGGTCCTGTTGCTGATTCTACATATTTACAAGCTAATAGAAAGACTTCTTATTTTCCTTTAATACCACAGTTAATTAAAGGCACTAATCTTGAGAAAATTAATAATACAATGCTTAAAAAAGGCATTGATGTATTACACTTAGATAGTGCTGGTAAATTTGGATCTAAAGGAGTTAAAGGTCAATTAGCAGGATTTTACAATGAAGATGGTTCTTTAAACTTATCATGGGATAGTATAACTAATAATCTATCATGGGATTATATAGGTGTACAGCTTGACATGAATAAAAAAGCTAAAAATGAAATTACTGAAGCCTCTCAAGCAAGAAAAAACTTATTACATAATTTATTTGATGCTGGAGTACCAAAAGATTATAAAGGTAATAAACCTTGGGAAGAATTATCTACTAATGAGAAATTAAAAAATTCAGAATTAGCCAGACTAGCATATGAATATAATAAGACCATGAATGAATACATTGATGAATCTTATAAAGAATTAGAAGAAGAAATAGGTTTAGTTCAAGAAGGTAAAGATTCTTATAAAATAACTAATTGGAAGGCATTTAAAGCCCTCCTATTAAGAGAAGCAACTGATAGAAATTCCAGTGATGTTGTTTTAGATGGTATTAATTTATTCATTAAAGATAGTGGAGAGGTTAATTATATTAATTCATTATCTAATAAGAATAAGATTGAACAAATATTGATGTCTATTGTCACTAATAGAATAGTTAGACAAAAGAGATTTGGTGATTCATTACCTCAAGGTAGTATTAAAGGATTTGAAGCTACAGAACATAGAAATAAATCAGGAAAGAAATATTATTCATCAGATATATTAAAATTCCATGAACCTGATGGTAAAGGAGGTGTTACTTTAGCAGAATTTGCTGTACCACTGCCTGATGACATGATTAATTTTGTTAATAAACTTCAAGGTAAAACATTCGAAGAAAAACTTAAACACTTCAATGATAATCTTGATACTTATGTAGAACCTTCTGTAAGAAAGTTTCATGGACTACGTATTCCTAATCAGCAATATTCAAGTAATACTGCTGGTTTTATTAAGTTTTATTTACCTCCTACAGCTAATACAATTATCGTACCTTCAGCATTTGTTAAACAAACAGGTTCTGACTTTGACATAGATAAATTATTTGCTTATTTTAAGAGATATATTTTATCAAAAGGTACTTTTAAACAATTAGAATATAATAAAGAATTAGGTGAATTAAAAGCATATCTTGATAAATATGGAAGAAACACTGAAGAAGCAGCTATGCAAGAAGGTGTATATCAAGAAGATTTTAAAGAGAAACTTACAAGATATAAAGCTTTAAAAGAAGTAAAAGAATCTTTTACAGAAAACAAGAAAATAGGATTACATAATAAATTAATTGATTTATCTATTGACCTATTAACACATCCTTCTAATGTAAGGCAATTACTTAACCCTGTAGATGATAAATTACTTAATGATGAAGATGGTGAAGGTTTAACTCAAATGTTCTTAAAAGCTATGGGTTCTGTTGATTCTAGTGGTAAAGCTGTAATGCCTGATAAGAAATTATCTATTACAGATGTATTTAATCCTTTAACTTCTCACACTAAATTTAAAGATTTCTTTGCTGGAGTTATAGGTATTGGACAGGTAGCTAGACATATTCCTAATCATGCATTTACACAATTAAAGAATATTAAAGTTAATGGTTCTACATTATTCAATGACCATAATGGTAAAATAGGTAAAATTAGAGATGTTAATGGTAACTGGATTACTGAAGTATTATCAATGTTCTTAACTTCACAAGTGGATATTGGTAAGAATCCTTACGCTCGTTATTTAGGTATAACTAGAAGAACTCTTAATATAGTTATTTATCTTGTTAGAAGAGGTGCTGATTATAGAGAAGTATTAGCATTTATGCAACAACCTGCTATTCAGAAATATATCCAATTTATGGAGATAAATGAATCTGAATTCATTAAGCAAACAGGAAGAGGTAAAATTAAAGAAGATGGTGAAATATCTGGTGGTTTAGAATTAAATAATAATGATATATTATTTAGAACTTTAAAATATCTTAATATTGATTATAAATCAGATAAATTTAAAAAATACTTTCCTAAAGGTGAATTTGACTATAAGATGTTTTTAGAAGAAAATTCTTTTGAAAAACATTCTCTTAATACTCTATTAAAAGGATTAAGTCTATACAAAGGAGATTTAAATCTAAATACATCTAAAAGTTTAAATACTGTAGAACAAATACAACAGTTAAGAATATTAGCTGAATTTTTAGATTATACAGAACAATCTAGATTATTTGAAGATTTCATTAGGATTGCTAATCCTGATACAGCTAAAGAGAAAGATTTAATTGAAGTTAAAAATTCTATATCTGGTGTTAAAAAGGTTATAAAAGATGGATTTATAGAAAATTTTGTTAGTTCATGGTTAAGTGATGATCCATTTTCTAATTTATTAAATCCTCATAATAAAGCTAGATATGTAAAAGATGCATACTCTCAAGTAGATTATATTTATTCAAATCCTAAAATATTAGAAGGTATTGAGAATATAGTTCGTATGATTGTACCTAAATATACTAGTAAAGAGAATTTAGAGAATATTACAAGAGCTGTTACATCAGATTTTATAAATAGACAGATTGTAAGATATTTAGAGAATAAGGTTAATGTTAATGTTGTAGATTCAATAAAAGGTAATAACTCTGTAGTTAAGAATATCAAAAGAATTAAAAGAGATAAAGATAATCCTTTAAATGATAATGCTTTTATTAATTCTGTTGTTACATTAATTGATAATGTATTATTAAATGGAAAGAATTATGATACTTATCAAACATATGATAAAAAAGCTACAGTAGATAGGATAAACTTATTAACATCTGAAATTGAAGAAATAAGGAAACATAATATGCCTTTATTTCAACAATTATATTATTCTAATTTTGCACAAACAGGTGTTCATAATTCACCATTTCAAATAAATCAATTCTTACCAGCTAGAGATTATTTCAATATTGTTCAAGGAGCTTTAAAAGAGAATTTAATTGATCAAGAAGAATTAGATACATTCCTTGAAAAATTTATATTAAATAGACCAGGTTTACTACAAAAGCAAACAGAGGCAGATTTAGCAGCAGCTACTATGAATCCATTCTTTGACAATACTCCAGATATATACAAAATATGGAATAAAGGTAAACAAGCATGGGATGTAGTAGTTAAAAGTATTGGTAGGTTAACACCTATAGGTAATGGATTTAATCTATTTGATTATACAGGTACTAAGAAAACTAATTTACAGTTAACTAAAGAAACACCTACACAAGTAGTAGATAAAAATCAATTACAAAAACAAAATATAGAAATAACTAACCATAACTATACAAGAAAAGAGGTTCAAAATAACCC